CTATCGATTTAGGAACGCCGATCTGAAAACCGTCTTCTCCTGTTTGGGTGCGGCGGCAGTAGAAAGCTCAGATTCGCGCCTGTCGAGATCGATGTTGATGAGAACGCGAGCCGCGAGGCTATAGGTGAAGGCGTCCAGGCACTCGGCTCGCCTGCCGGGGATGCGCTCGAACGCTCGCGTTGGCTGGCCTCGGGTATAGCGGACAATACGCCGCTCGCTCACAAGCTCCTCAAAGAAACGCGCTTCGAGATCGCCAGAGAACCGAATGCTCTTGCCAGCGGACAGGCGATTGAAGATCGAATTTTTGATGGCATCGCTGCCGACGATGAAAACCGACTGGCCTTTGACGTTCGAGCGTTGCAGCGGCGGGCGGCTGAAACCGGCCATGCCCTTCGAGGCCGCGACCTTGCGACCGAACCGGGGACGGGTGAAGGCATAGACATGCGGTTGATGCTCCCCGTCACCGCTATCGATGAGCGCCGCTGATATGCCGATATGAGCGCCGCCCGGATGCTGCCACGTCGTCTTCAGGAGGTCGTCCACTTCGGCCCATAGGTCATCCGAGTCGAACCGCCCATGTATCTGCCCGTTGGCAAGGACGAACGTTTCGGTTCGGCTATGGCCGGTCAGCACCCAATCGGCCCATTGGTCCTGCATGTCGATGCCTGCCGTCACAAACAAGATATCGGCAGGGAGGTCGGTCAGCCCGAACGGCTCGGCGCGGCTGCGAAGCTCGTCCTCGTCTAGCTCGTCGCCCCCGTCTCGGAAGCCTTCCGCGAGGATCGTATTGACGAACACCCTAAGCGTGTCGGGATTGTTTCTCGCAACCAAAAACTCTTGAGCGAGGACACTCCAACGGGCGTTATGATGGGGGCTGATCAAGGCGTTGAGCTTATAGCCGTGATGGACCCCGCTTCTTTCGAGCGCGGTGGCCCGCCAGACGCCTTTCGCGACCATATCGACCTTCTGCCGCTCCTCGATCACCTCAGAGCATGCAGGGCAGCGCCACGCCGCCTTTTCCGGTTCGCCCTCGGGCCAAACGATATCCTTCCACTGGATTTCGCCGAAGGTCCCGCAACAGGGGCATGGCACCTCGTAAATCCGCATGTCGGATTGCGCATAGGACCGCAGGACGTGGCCGTCTTCGAAGACGGGGGTCGAGCCGAGAACGATCTTGCGGTTTGCGAACGACAGGGTGCGGCGCTCGGCAAGGACAAGGGGCGATCCTTCCACCGTGTTTTCCATCCCATCTGCCTCATCGATCAACAGGACGCGGATGTTATGTCGGCGAAGGTTGCGAGGGGCGCGGCTCGGCACGACCTTGAGCGACCCACCCGGAAAGCGACGGCTAAGGAGGGTGTTCCGGCCTGCCTCGTCGGCTTCGGCGGATAGGAGGCCGCGCAGGGTGGGTGTCGCCTCGAAGATGGGTTCGAGATCGGAAACAACTACGTCGCGGCAGTCGGACTCGGTCGGCATCAACAGCATGATCGGCGACGGCTCGTTCGCGATGTAGCTGCCGATAGCGGCAGACAACAGAGTCGAGAAACCGACGCGGACGGATTTGACGACCGTGACACGCTCGACCGGCCCGCCAATGGAGTCCGCGATTGCCGTCTGGAACGGCCAAAGGCGAACCGGCCCAGGGAGAGCCGACACGCCTGCCGGAAGCCGGAACTCGGTTTCGATCCATTCGGAAAGGCGAAGGCGCGGCGGCGGGCGAAGGGCTGCAAGCGCGTGGCGTTCGATCCGTTCAAGCATCCCCATTGGAAAGCTCCTGCAAGGCATCACGAATTTCGCGGTCGATGATATCGAGATCGGCGGCGGTGAAGTGTCCAGCGCGACCGGCAACGCGGGACGGCACGGCAAGGACGCCAGCGCGGACGCGGGTGAAAATTGCGGTCCAACGGTTTTCGACATCGGAGGCGCGAACAAGCTCGCCCTGGCTGATCTCGTTTTGCATTTCGAGTTTTGCGGCGGTTTGCTCAGCAACGCGGACTTTTGCGGACTCGAGTTCGGCATTGCCGCGAGAGCGTTTTGCGAAAGCGAGATATTTTTGCGTCGACTCCGTCGTGTCGAATCTACCGTTTGCCTTTCGGCTTAAAACGCCTTTGTCCGCAAGGGTGTTGATGGTGCGCGTATCGACATCAAGGAAAAGCGAAAGTTTCGATGCTGCCATTTCGGACGGAATGAAAGAAGGCTCATCGAATCCGCCGCTTAGTTCTTCGATCTCTCTTCGACGTGCGTTGTCCATTCTCAGATTCCCATTTCAATTTTTCGTTTGGGAGTTATGGCAGGCGCTCAGCGACCCCCGCAGACGCACCCCGGCAGGAAGGACCCGTTCGCGGGCGTGTCTAATGTGTCCAGTGTCCAATGAGCTTTTTAGGTAGGGTCGCGCGTGCGTGCGGGCGGGCGCGTGGGCGGATGTGCCTGCATGTGCGCATTTATCCTTCTGATTACATTGGACACATTGGACACATGTGGTACGGCGTTGTTTTGAATGGGTAATCCGTGTCCAATGGAATGCTGAGTGATTGGACACGGCGTCGTTTTCATTGGACACGGCGCAATGGTCCAATACCAATTCGACAGAATGGATTTGCTCAGGCCGAATCTGCCTCATGACAATCGCCCTTGCGCATCTCTCATCTTCACAAGCTCGTCAGCTCGCATCGCGCAATAGGAATGCCATTGCAGTTCGTCGGTGAAGAGGTGACGGTCGATGTTGCGACTAATCATATCTTCGAAGTGTTCTTCGGCGGTTCGCGGCGTGAAGATCAGCGTGTGGTGTAGAGGCCGCGATAAATCGTCGCCGAAATAAACAAGGGATTCTTGTCGCCCGATACGGCTGCAATAGTACTGACCCGCCCATTCCCAAATTTGCAGCGCAACGCTGTCCCCATACCAATAGGTTTGCGAAAATCGAAAAAGGCGATGCCCGTGCGTGTTCGCTGGTCCTGCCAACTCGCGTTCGACATAGAACACGGCTTGCGAGCCAATGACGTTCGGCGGATATGGAGGCGGTGCATGCAGGACGGGGATATCCAAGTCCATGCACTCATAGACTTCATCTTCGGTCACAACTTGTTTCCTTTCGTCAGGATTGTTTCGAGCGCATAGCGGGCGTCCGCTAAGCTCAGCAGTTCGTATTTCCACGAACGCTTACCGCGTGGTCCGCTCCTTCGCTTGTCGCCAATGAAGGGCGTGAGCTGTTTGCCAAAAATCCGTTGATCGATATTGATGCCGCGATATTTGTTGGGAGGCTTGGAAGCCCAGGCGTCGAATGCGTCTCTGAGGGCCGTTGTATCGATCGGCTCATCTGGCCAATCGTGCCACCCGTCGGCCCCGGCAATTCGTCCCGTTTCGATGGAGTCGTACATCCACGCCAAAACGCCGGTTAGATTCGATGCAATAGACTCGATAAGAGCCTCTGTCGCGGGCGGGCGCGGACTCCATGCCGTGAGATTGTAAGAGCGAAGCATGTGCATCAAGGCGGCAGGACCGTCGCCGTTCATTTCAGCAATAAGCGCGTCGAAGTACGGTTTGTTGCCGCATCTATGAGCCGAGACTTCCGAAATGAAATATCGCCGCTCGCCCTCGGTACTGTTGACGACGCGAAGTTCGTTCGAGGTGATAAAAAGCCGATGGAAGGAGTCGACCGTAAATACGGGCGCATGCTTTTCGTTGATCGTTTGTGTCTCAGCGGTGATCAGGTTTTTGATGCGAGAGTCGGCTCTATGATCGCCGCTGAAAAACGCCTCTTCCAGATGGATGAGGAGCTTGTTCGAAATCGCGCCATTGAAGTGACCCCAAACGGCTTCCTGATCGGAGGTGTTTAGATAGGCGCTTCGCGCCATGAGCCGCGACAGATAGACCGCAACAATATCTTTGCCCGCACCCTTCTGGCCTCTCAGCACAATCGCCGATCTCGGCTTTTGCTCGGGCCGCTGGATCATTTGGGCCATCCAGCCAAGCAACCAATCATATTGCAGTCGGTCGCCATTGCAGATCACGTCGAAAAGGTGCTCTAGGAACAACTCGCACGACGCATCGGCTTCGCCATCGATCTTCCATCCCTGCCAAAGATTAAAAGTCCCGGCAGGCGTGTCGCCATCTGGACGGAAAACAACCCCATTCGGGAAATCGCGCCGTTTCGGTGACGCGAGCCATGCGTCGGCAACAGTCAATTTTGCGGATTGGAGGCCACCTGCCAGGTTAGCGATTTCGGCCTTTCGCTTATTCGTCCAAGGGCGGTTTTTATACCGGAGGCGCAAATCGCCTTCCGTGCCGAACGCGATGTTATCGCTGCCTTCGGTCATGACGACCGTTTTCCCGCCGACGCATACGATGGCATGCCGCTTATTTAGATCGCGGATCGGATTGCTGATTGGCAGCGGCGGGCCGAACAAATCCCTCAAAACTTTGTCGGATGGACGCTCTGGCGCGGCACTGACTTTGAACTTGCGATAGGCCGTTCCGATCGAACGCCCAATGTCGTCATACTCGCGGTGCCATCGGTCATCACGTTCCGCTTTGGGAATTTCGTGAAAGACCGCTCTAAGCCTCTGCTCACCAATCTTCGCATCAATTCCTTTGGACGCAAAATGCGCGGCGATAGCAACGGCGGGTTCGTGATAAGATGCGCGGGTTCGGATCTGCTCAAAGGCGAGTTCGAGGTCCAGCGGCTCCCCATCCCGTTTCGCGGCTAAAGCGGGCGTCCATCCCCTGTCAGCAAATTCACACGCGACATCCATGTGGACGAACTGGCGAAGGCTGGCTTCCGAGATCGTGGGCAGATCGGCGACGGCAGTATTTCCGGGGTCGACTCCGTCCGCCCATTCATACGGCTTTCCGGTATCAGGATGGATGCCATGCGAGATGAATTGCGACCCTTTGGCCAGGATTTCGACGCGGGCCGGACTGCCCTGATCATCGATCCAGCTTCCGCTTTTGAAGGTTTCGAAGTCGTCTCCCAAGACTCGGAGGAGGAGGAGCCGCTTAGGACGACGACCGAATCGGAGAGGCGGGAGCGCGTCGACTCTATCTTCCAACAGCGATTGCAGCCGCTCCGCAACATCGTGGTCTAATACATCTATATCAACTGCAACAAGACTGCCCCCGGTACGGATTCCGGTGTTTGTCGCGGCCGGATGGCGCTTATCCCATCGCAGAAAATCATCCTCCTCAACGGCAAGGGAGGTCCAGTTCTTGAGGTGGACAGCCTTGCCCTCGGCGGGGAGAGGAATGAACCCGTTCCGCAGGTATTTCAACCGGAGGGAAAGGGGGGATAGCTCATTCTTTTCAGTGATTTCGCTTGATTTACGCAGCCTTCCATGAGACATTCCAAATGCTTTCTTCTCGGAGGTTGAGAGCTATATTAAAGCCTGCCCCTCATCATTGGTTTGCCTGAGGGGCGGGCTTTTTATCGCTCTGTTTATTGACGTGAAAATGCATCCCCCCGTCCGACAGACGGGAGGATGCTTGTCGGTTGTATTATGAACTTTGGAATACCCGACAGCCGTTCCCGCGTCTGTCGAATGACACTATAATTTGCCATCTGACATCCGATGTCAATACTGATTTGACATCAAATGTCAGATGTGAGACTTTGGCCAGCAAGTTAGGAGCACACTTATGGTCGAAAAATCCCTCAGTCAGCTTGCAGAGCTTTTCACGAAGAGCATCGGTGGCGACGACGAACGACGCGAACTCATGACGCGGCAGCTACGCAATCTTGCGACTCAGCAACTCATTGCAGCGACAGAAATTCGCGGAGGCCGGCGCACTGTGTACCTCGGCGTCCGCGAAACGTCTAAAGCTCGTATCCAAATAGCTATGGTCAACCTCGGCTTGGACGCTTCGGCGATCCGCGAGGCTTCGCAGCTTTGGGACCGAGCTGTTGACCCGCGACTCGGCCTCCCGTCTATCGATGGATATTTTCCGCCGCGTGGACTCGATGCGGTCCTTTACGACATGTCACATGGCGGGCCGGATTGGATGTTCGTTGTTCGGCTCCGCTATATCATGGAAACAGGAGAGCGTTTCGTGGTCGGCGGGTTCACCCGTGTAGACCAACCGGACCATGACGAAGAGCATCCCCTCTCAACCAAGGGCATGAACGCCGATGGCGTCCGCACGAGCGAAGGCACTCTTCGCACCGAAGGGACGTTGCAAATCCCGGCATCTGAGCTTCTGCGCAACATCTTCGCGGAGTGATGGCATGGGCTTGCTCGAACGCATCCTCAATCGTCAGTGGAGGCCGAAAGGGCAGCGGATGCTTGAGGCTACGTCAGGCAAACGCTGGACGAACACACCGCCTTTTGGGTCGATGGCCGCTGAGGTCGCGGGAGGAGCGAGCCGAGTCCGTGGCCGTGCCCGCCACCTTCGCCACAATGACCCGCTTGCTGCTAATGCCGCTGGCATCTATCGCACCGCCCTGGTCGGCTATGGCGTTACCGCTGCAAGCCAGCACTCCGACGCTGGCACCCGCACGAAGATCGACGAGGAGTTCGCGGCATGGGCTGTGAAAACTAAGTTTGCGGAAACGCAAGCTGAGATCATCGACGCTGTTGTGACGGACGGGGAAGCTATCGTTCGCATGGTCACGACCGATGAGGGCGAGCTTCGACTGCAGCATATCCCGGCTGAGCAACTGGACGAGTCGCTCACGGTCGAACTCGCGGGTGGTGGCTATATCGCCAACGGAGTGGAGTTCAGCGCAGGCCACGAGATTGTTGCCTATCACATTTTCCCGACGCGGCTGACGGATATCTTTCCTACGAGTCAAACACCTGTCAGGGTTCCGGCTGAGGACGTGATCCATCTTTTCCGCCGAAACGGGGCTGGTCAGCATCGCGGTCTGTCTTGGTTCGCACCGGTTGTCCTGCCGCTCAATGAGCTAAGTCAGTTGCAGGACGCGCTTCTTGTCAGCGCCAAAATCCAAGCAATGATGTGCGGCTTTATCCAAGATCAGAACGGCAACGGCACGGCTTTCGCCGATGGGGCGCAGAACGGTTCTGCGCTTGATCTAAGCCTAGAGCCGGGAACGATGCGTGTCTTGCCGTCTGGCTACACGGTAACGTTCTCCAATCCTGCTCAGATGCAACAGAGCGTTGACTTCGCAACCCATAGCATTCGGATGATCGCGGCGGGATTACAGATTCCCGAATTTCTCCTCAGCGGCGACATGCGGAATGTCAATTATTCGAGCGCCCGCACCGCGCTTGTGCAGTTTCGCCAACACCTCGAAGCCATCCAATTCACGTTGCTTGTCTCGAAGTTCTTTGGGCCGATCTATCGCCGCTGGCTCACGCTCGCAAACCTGACTGGCTGGCTCGATACCGGCGACGATGTTCCGAGCGTCGAATGGTTCTTCCCGGCAATGCCGTGGATCGATCCGAAGAAAGACGCGGACGGCACTGCCGCAATGATCGGCGCGGGCCTCATGAGCCGAAGGCAGGCCGTCGCCTCGCTCGGCTTCAATGTCGAAAAGCTGGACGCCGAAATCGCCGCAGACCGCCAACGTGAGCAAACGCTTGGTTTGTCGTTCGAGAAATCGCCGACGCCTGCCGCAACCAAAGAGGTGAAAGACGATGTTGAAAACGAAGACTAGGCGCGACGGAAATGCAAACGCTACCCTGACCCGCGCCGCCTCGGCTTCCGGTCAGTTCGATGAAGCCGCCATGACCATCACGGCAGTGATCGCCACGGCCCCGCCGGTCCCCCGTCGCGATGCACGGGGCGTCTATGGCGAAATCCTCGCCCCAGGCGGATTCCGCTCCGAAACGGAAATCCCTCTTTTGGACGGACATGCGCAGGGCAGCATTCGCAACGTCATCGGCAAGGCTCGAAATATCCGCCTCGAAGGCAATGAGCTTTTGGCCGATCTCACCTTTTCGACCGCCGACGACGTTCGCCCGATTGTCCAGCGCGTCAAGGATGGCACGGCAAGCCGATTTTCGGTCGGATACTGCATCATCAATTTTGAAGATTCCCGAACGGGAATGAGCCGCACCCGCACCGCAACGGAGTGGGTGCTAACCGAAGTCAGCCTTGTCCCCTTGGGGGCTGACCCCAATGCCCGCAGGAGGGGCGCTAACATGGAAGACGAAGAAATCGTTCTCGCTCCCGAAGCGGAACAGCAGCAGATTCGCGGCCTTGCCGAATTGGCGGGCCTCACTCGCGGATGGGCCGAAGATCAGATTGACGCGGGCGCAACCCTAGAAACCGCTCGCGCTGCCGCCCTTGCTCAGATGCAGGGCCGAAGCCAGCAGACTCGAGTTCGAGTCGTCGCGGCCAACGATGCGCCGGAACAGATCGTCCGTCGCCAGACTGACGCGCTGGCCTTTCGTGCTGCTGGTGGCGAACTGCCGGAAGACGCTCGGCAGTTTGTCGAAATGTCGTTCCGCGATATCGCGATTTCCTCGCTCGAACGGGCGGGCGTCTCGACGCGAGGGCTTACGACAGATGTGATTTTGACTCGCGCCGCTTCAATGACGACTTCGGATTTCCCGCTCATCGTCTCGAACGTCGCAAACAAGATCGCCCTCGCACGCTTCAATGCTGCCGCCTCAGGCCTAATGCCGCTAGTGCGCAAGCGGACCTTGCCCAACTTTAAAGCATCCACCGCGATCCGCGCTGGAGAGCTTGGGGAATTGAAGCCCATAGCAGAAGATGGGGAAATCCAGCACACCGCTCGAACCGAGAACGGCGAAACGCTCAGCCTCAGCACCTTCGCCGCTGGCCTGAACGTGAGCCGCAAGCTCCTGATTGATGACGATGCAAACCTGCTCGGGGACATGACCGCCGCTCTTGCCGATGCGGCTGCGAACACTGTCTCGAACAAACTCGCAGGCCTTCTTATCGACACGCACAAGCTGAGCGACAATAAGGACGTGTTCCATGCCAGCCGTGGCAACCTCGTCGCTCAGGGCTACGATTTAATGGTCGGCACCCTGGACGCGGGCCGTAAGTTTATGCGCACCGTCAAAGGGCTGGATGGCAAAACTATCGTCGGCGCGGCTCCCAAATACCTCGTCGTCGGGCCTGAGATGGAAACCAATGCCGAAATGATGCTTTCGGAGATCTATGCTGCCGAGATCGCAAATGGGAACCCGTTCGCTCAAAAGCTGACCCTGCTTGTCGAGCCTCGCATTCCAGATCACCGATGGTTCCTGTTTGCTGATCCGGCCCGATTGCCGGTATTGCAGATGGCCTATCTGTCGTCTGCCCAAGGGGTTCAGATTCAACGGACGGAGGCCTGGGATACGCTTGGAATGCGCTTCCGTGCCTTCCTCGACTTCGGTTGCGGCTGGTCCGATTGGCGCGGTGCGTACAAAAACCCCGGTCAATGACCATGGCGAGCCTCGTCGAATTACAGGCCTACAAAGGGCGGCTCGAAGGGGCCGTCTTTTCCGGCACCCGCCGTCTAAAAGATCAGAATGGCGAAGAGATCGAGTTTCGGAGCCAGACGGAACTCATGTCCGCCCTGGCGCTGCTGGAACGGACAATCGCCGTCGCGAAAGGTTCGCAGCCGTCCCGCATTTGTTTCAACACTTCGAAAGGACTCTAGACAATGAAGAACATTATCCAAATGGGCGTCAATCTGACTGTGCCTTCGCCTGCTAATATCCTCTCTGGCGATGTCGTCGTTATCGGCGATCTTCACGGCATCGCGTCTATCAATGCTGCCGAAGGGCAGGAATTGGTCTTTGTCACCGAAGGCGTGTTCGAGCTTCCGAAGGTGGCGGCGAACGACTTCGCCATCGGCGCCAAGGTTTATTACGACTCGACCGCCAAGCTCGTCACCACCACCGCGACCGGCAACACGCTAATTGGAGTTGCCGTCACCGCAGCCGCCGCGACGACAGGAAGCGTCCACGTCAAGATTGTCTGAGCTTATGGGGCTTCTGGCGATAACCGGAAGCCCTTCTTTTGGAGAGTGTAATGCGTGTCCAGATCGACAGTGAACAACTAAAACAGGCGCGATGCATCGTGGCCGAACTTGCCGCATCGAACCCATTGCTCACACCCGTGTTCGAACGGCTGGACAGGGAATACAGTGCTTTGGCCGAGTCGCGTGAGACGCCGATTCAAAGGATCGCTCGTCAGCGCAGGGAAATCCGGGAACTTGCTTAGATCGCTATCGCTTTCAGCTTCTCGTGCATCAATTCGAGAGACGGGCCTTTCCCGTATTTCTCACGGTTTAGCTTGTGGCCGAATAGCTGTCGCCGCATTCTGTCGTCAAACTCGCCAGCAATCATCCGATCTTCAAAGGCGTGGCGAAGCGAATAGAGAACGTGCTGGTCTGACTCCATCAATCCGTTTTCACGCATGAACTTATTGATTGTCGCCGAGGCCGTGTCTTTACCGCGATAGGTGGGGAAGCCATTCGGGCAGTCCTGAAACGCCTTCAACGAAATCCCTGTCAGGGGAATTACGCGCTTCGATTGGGGGTTCTTCAACTGCCGCCCGACAGGCTCAATGGATATGTGCGGCACGGCAGTTTCGAGCCGGATATGGTCAGGCAGAAGACCGGCGATCTCGGATGGTCTCGCACCTGTATTCACCATTCCCACGAGAATGCACCGCGCTTCGATGTTGAGGCCGTCTAATGCACCATCCTTTAGAAGAACCTCTCGAATCCATCCATCGGAGAACGGCGGTCTGTCGCGCTCATCGCCTCTGTCATCCTTGAACGAATGCCCCTTCAGAATCTTATCTAGATGATCCTCGAGTCCTAGACCGAGTCGGGCGTTCGCGGTTCGTAGGACATGGCCGATATGGATAAGGTCTTTGTTGGCCGAGTTCGCAACTAAGTTTTCTGCCTTAAGCCGATCCCGCCACCAATCTCGGAACTTGACCATATCAGCGCGTGAAATCGCAGAGATCTCCTTGTTGCCAATTTGCGAAACTAAGTTTTTTAAAGCCTTGGTCTTCGGATTACGCCACTTACGGATTTGGTCTGGGCTTTTGCCGCGTTCCCTGTCGGCTGCCTGCTCCCAAAAGACTTCGAGGGCCTTTTCGATTTGTATAGCCGGTTCCTTGACGCCGCCAAGCAAGGCATCGCCAATGCGCTGGTTTGCGCTGCCATCTCGATTGGCAGGAACAGCAAGGGCGCGTTTCACGATATCCTCTAGAGACGCATTCGCGAGGGCCGGGGCGGGTATGAAAGAGAAGCCCCTTTGAGCCGCAATATGCTTCGCCGCCTCATAGCGAGCCTGAGCGCCGCCCTTGTCGCCGCGAAGGGCCAT